ATTATTGAACTTCTAAATCAATCCAACGAGGTATTGCAGGACATGCTGTGGGTTGAGGGCAACCTACCCACTGGCCACCGCACCACCGTGCGTACTGGCTTGCCTGCGGTAGCATGGCGAAAGCTGAACTATGGCGTTCCGCAGTCCAAGTCCACGACCGTGCAGGTCGATGACGCTTGCGGCATGCTGGAGGCTTTTGGTCAGGTCGACAAGGATTTGGCCGAGCTAAACGGCACGACCGCGCAGTTCCGCTTGTCTGAAAACATGGCTTTCATTGAGTCCATGAACCAGGCGATGGCATCGACTTTGATCTATGGCGACAGCGAGCAGAACCCGGAGCGTTTCTTGGGCTTGGCTTCGCGCTATTCGACTATTTCCGGCGCTGTTAACGGCCAGAACATTCTGAGTGCTGGCACCGTAACTGGTGGTGACGGCACTTCGATCTGGCTGATCGGCTGGGGTGAGAACACTGTTCACGGCATCTATCCGAAAGGTTCGACCGCTGGTCTGATTCATGAGGATTTGGGTCTGGATACCGTGAACGATGCAGTTGGTGGCAAATACCGCGCATACCTGGATCGTTATCAGTGGAAGTGCGGCTTGGCTTTGCGTGACTGGCGCTATGTTGTTCGCGGCGCAAACATCGACGTGTCTGCCTTGGTTGCTGATACCGCTGGTACTTCGGTTCGTATCATTGAACTGATGAGCCGTATGATCGACCGCATCCCGTCTTTTGGTATGTGCAAGCCTGCGTTTTACATGAACCGCACTGTGTTCTCGATGCTTCGCGTTCATGCGCTGAACCGTTCAGCGAATGCTTTGGGTCTTGAGCAGGGTATGGATCAATTCGGAAACACGATCCGCGGTAACCTGTCGTTCTTGGGTATTCCTATCCGCCGAGTGGACGCTATTCTGTCCAACGAAGCACAAATCTCTTAATGGCGAGGTGACATTATGATTCTTGATCGTGAAAATGCTTTCAGCCAGTCGCAGGCTTTGACCGGCACTACTCTTGTGCCGTCGACCGATGTGATTGATCTAAGCCAGATTCGCCAGGTTGGTATTGGTGAAGATCTGCACATTGTCATCAATTTTGAGGCTGCTGCTGGTGGCACTACACCCACCATCACAGTGGCCTTGCAGACTGATGACAATGCTGCATTTTCAAGTGCTGCAACAGTTACAACGTATTTGAACGCGGTCAGTACCCCGGGCGCAAGTTCTCAGTTTGTTTTTAATATTCCTCATCAGGGTTTGGAGCGCTTCATTCGTCTGGCTTATACCCAGGGCGGCACCACGCCGACTACGACCGTATCCGCTCACATTGCTGTCGGCTCTCAGTATGACATCAAGACGCCTTCTGGCTTCACGGTGGCGTAATGAGGCAACGCGCCACAAAGCCTGGCGTCCTGTCGAACCCCTACCAGTATGTTGAGGCTGGTCAGGAGTTCGACCGGGACGAACGTATGAGTTGGGCTGTTCCTGTTGTGGAAGAGACTGCTCCAGAGTCGCCCGATAAAAAGCGAAAAGGCAAAAAGTCCGGCGATTCTGATGGCGATACTCTGATTTAACCAGACCGCCTTCGGGCGGTTTTCTTTGGGGCTGTTTATGTTTATTAGACTTCTGCGGGATACCAATGTTGGCTCTGGTGTCGTTCTAAGGAACGGGCAGGTATATGACGTACCGCGCGACCGTGGCGATGCCCTGGTTGCCTCCGGCGCTGCTGCTTTGGTTTCGTCTGACCCTGGTGAGTATCGGCCTGATGCTGTTGCTATTACTGGCGGCACCATTAGCGGCACACCAATCGGCGGCACGGCCCGCGCGGCTGGCGAGTTCACCACACTGGCCATGACCCGTACTGACTCGTCTGGCACTCCTGGCAACGTCACCAACAACAGCGCGCTTGGTCGAGCTGCGTTCGCTGCTGCTGGCACGTCGGTCGTTGTGACAAACTCGACCGTTACCGCAACATCCGAAGTGTTTGTGCAGCTGCGTGGCGCGGCTGATGCGACGCTGACATCTTGTCGCGTGACCGCCAGTGCTGCAGGCAGTTTTACCGTTACCGGAAATGCTGCCGCTACTGCTGCAGTGACTTTCTCTTTCTTGGTCGTGAACTAGGTCTGTGTCATAATTGCCGGATAATACGGGGGCGCGTTTATGCCGAGCAAGATTGAAATTGCAAACCGGGCGCTGACCAAGGTCGGCGCTGAATCTATTATGTCGCTCACCGACAATGTGAAGCGCGCCCAGATCATGAACTCCATGTTCGACATGATCATGGACGCCGAGCTTCGACGCAATCGGTGGAAGTTTTCAATCAGGCGCGACAGTTTGCCTGCGCTTGTTTCGGCTCCTGCCTGGGGTTATTCATACGCTTACCAGTTACCTGCTGACTTTCTTGCTTTGGTGCAGGTCAACGATTTTTATGTGCGTGGTTTGAAGCAGAGAGCGCCTTGGTCAGTCGAGGGTGGTCAAATCCTGACCGACTTTTCTGCTCCATTAAAAATTCGTTATGTCGCGAAAGTATCCAGCATCGATCTTCTCGATCCTCTTTTTGTCGAGGTACTGGCTTGCAAGCTGGCGCTGGAATCGTGCGAGGCTTTGACGCAATCAGCGCAGAAACGGCAGCTTGCCGCCAATGAATACGATTTTGCTGTAAGCGAGGCGGCGCGTCAGGACGCCATCGAAAACCCACCGGACGAGCTACCGTGGGGGTCTTGGATTGATTCTCGTGAAGGCATGGCGACAACGGCGACCGGCCCATCGGCTGGCTCTGTTGCTGATCTGCAGTCCGGCTGGGGTCTTTTGTGAGCAAGGCTTCACCGGCATTTACCAGTTTCAATTCTGGCGAATTCAGTCCGATGCTGTCTGCTCGGATAGATTACGACCGCTATAAGAACGGCTGCGAAGCACTGCAGAACATGATACCGACCGTGCAAGGGCCAGCATTGCGGCGCGGCGGCACGCGGCATATTGCATCGACAAAAGAAATCATTGGGCGTCAGGAAAAAGTCTACCTTCACCCGTTTGTGTTTAATGAGACCACGGCTTATGTGCTGGAGTTTGGCTCGCAGTACATTCGGTTTTATACAAATAACGCTCAATTGCAGATCTCTAGCGTTCCTGTCGAGGTGGTCAGTCCTTATTCGCTGAATGATATCTTTGCAGCAAACGGCACCTGTCGGCTGCGGTTCGCTCAGTCTGGCGACTTTCTCTACATCACTCACCCGTCGTACCAGCCTAGAATTTTGAAGCGCGTTACCGCGACTTCGTTTGTGCTTGATCTATTCGAACCGAAAGGTGGGCCATTCATTGGAGTCGATCCTGACATCACGACGACCGTCTGGTCATCTGGTGAGACTGGCAGCGTCACGCTGACTGCTTCGACGTCAATATTTCAGGCCGGTCACGTTGGCACGCTTTTTTTAATTGAAAGAAAGAACGTCAGCGGGGTGATTGCTTGGGAGCCTGGAAAAGCTGTTAATTCGGGCGATCTTCGGCGCAGCGATTCTAAGATTTACTCCGCGCTGAATAGCACACACACTGGAGTCGTTAAGCCCGTGCATTCTTTTGGCGCAGAAAGTGACGGCGCGGTCAATTGGCAGTTCATGCATGCTGGTTATGGCTGGGCGCGAATAACATCGGTAACAAGCGGGACGGTGGCCAGTGCTACTGTCATTTCTCGGATACCTTCTGACGCGGTTGGCTCTGGCAATGCGACGACACGATGGTCGTTTTCCGACTGGTCGTCTGTTGAAGGCTGGCCATCGTCCGTTGCTTTTTTCCGTGAGAGGCTGTGCTTTGCCCGTGGGCAGAACATCTGGATGTCGGTTGCTGCTGCGTTCGATGATTTTTCGTCTCGCAATGATTCCGGGGAAATCACCGACGACATGGCTATCAGTCTGGAGGTAGCATCGGGTGAGTTGAATGCGATCCAATGGCTGCACGCGGACAGAATGCTTGTCGCTGGTACGGCTGGCGGCGAGTTTTCGATTGGCGAACTGACGAACGGCGATCCGCTAGGGCCTGGGAACGTTAAGGCCGAAATTGTCAGCGGCTACGGCTCGCGTGGTGTGCAGCCGATCAGGTCTGGTGACAGGTCGCTATTTGTTATGCCGTCTGGACGCAAGGTGCGCGAGATCGGGTTCGACTTCAGTCAGGACGGGTATCAGTCGAAGGATGTTACCGTCTTGTCAGACCACATCACTGACAGCGGCATTGTCGACATGGACTTTGCCATCGAGCCGTACTCTGTTGTTTGGTGCGTCCGGGCTGACGGCGTGCTGCTTGGCTTTACCTGGAACAACGAGGAACAGGTTCAGGGCTGGCATCGGCATTTGCTTGGTGGTTCCAGTGGCGTCAATTCTACGGACGTTCCTTGGGGCGTTGTTGAATCCGTGGCGGTCATTCCGAGACCGAACGGTCGCGGAGATCAGGTTTGGATGAGCGTTCGTCGTGGTCGTCCGGATGGCTGGCCTGTTGCTCCCACGCGCGAAGTTGTTTACATGGAAGATCCGTTCATTGAAGAAAATAACGGCTATCCGGTTCCAATTCCTACGGCGCGCGATCAGTTCTATGTGGACTCTGGAAGCACGCACACGCCTGGAGGCGCGGTCGTTTCCGGATTGTCTCGGCTGGATGGTCAGACTGTTGCTGTTCTGGCTGATGGTGCTCCGCACCCGGATTGCGTTGTAAGTGGTGGCTCTATTACGTTACAGCGTTCTGCTCAATGGGTGCAGGTTGGCCTGCGCTACAGTTCGATATCAGTAGTTCAAGTTTCCGCTACGGGTCGCGGCCTGACAACATTTTGACTATGGAGTTCCGTACTGCTGCGAATCAGATGGATAGGGCAGTGCCGTTGTACACTGGTGATAAGCTGGTTGATTGGCCTGGTGGTTACGAGACTGATGGCTATATTTACATCGAGTCGGACAGTCCGACCGCGCTGGGCATCGCCGGTATATTCCCGCAAATCGTCACGCAAGACAGCAGATGAGGCTGGTTAAGTTTTCTGCCGAGCATCTTGCCACCTTGCGGCTGCAGCGTTCTCAGGAAGGGATGTCGTCGATAATTTCCGACATTCGCTACGGTCAGTCTTTAGAGACGCCTTGGTCTTTCACTGGAGTTCATAACGACACAATCATTGGGTGTGCTGGCGCTGTTGAGCTATGGCCTGGCCGAGCTTGTTTGTGGGCGCTGTTGTCGGATGATGCTGGTCGTCATTTTCTGACAATCCACCGGGCTGTTGAAGGCTTTCTCAAGGTTGCGCCTTGGTCACGAATAGAAGCCACCGTCGATGTCCGTTTTGAAGCTGGTCAGCGGTGGATCAGAATGCTTAATTTTCAACACGAGGGACGGCTTCGGCGTTATACTCCAGACGGTCAAGACCACGACTTATTTTCAAGGGTGAAGTGATGGCAGCATTTGCAGTTCCTTTGATGATTGCTGGCACTGCTATTCAGGCTATGGGAGCTATCCAGCAAGGTAACGCGCAGGCCGCGCAATATCAGGCGCAGGCGCAGGGGCAAGAATATAACGCACGAGTTTCTCGTTCTCAGGCCGAGGCGGCTGGTCAGCAGTGGAGCGCCCGTGAGGACGCGCAACGTCGGCAGGCCAGGCAGATTTTGGGTAAGCAGCTGGCGGCTACGGCGCAGTCCGGCGTCAATCTGAACGGCTCGGCGGCTGATATATTCCGCGAATCACTGGTCAATGCCGAGCAAGATGCTTTGAATATCCGCTACGAGGGCGAAATGACCCGGACGGGGCTGCTCAATCAGGCGCAGCTGTCTGATTACGAGGCGTCTGCTTCTCGATCCGCGGCGAAGAGCGCGCGGCGCTCTGGCTATATGTCAGCTGCAGCGGCTATTGCCTCTGGTGGGTATGCATACTCAAAACTTCCAGCCGGAGCGCCAGCGGCGAGTGGCGGTGTCGGGCTTAAGGGTACTGGCGGTGGTTTTGGTCTTAAAAACACCGGCGGTGGTTCTGGTCTGAAATTGAGGTACTAAAATGCCACGAATTCCCGTCTACGAACAACGCACAACAGTTTCAAATTTAGGGCCAGCGCCAAGAGCCAGCGGCATTCCCGTGGGTTCTGTTGCGTCTGGGTTGAACGATCTCGGGCGCACTATTGGGGCGATCTCTGCCGACATGCTGCGTGTCCAGGAACAACAGCGCGAGGATGATGCTGCAATCGCGGCGACGACCGCTCTGGCCGAGGGGAGGCTGCATTGGGCAAAACGTTTGCAGTCCCTGTCGGACGAGTGGAAGGAAGGGTTGCCGTCGATCTACGAAACAATCGATAATGAAATGTCCGACTGGTCGACTCGGCAGGTCGAAGCTGCTGGGACAGAGCGGTCTAAGAACATGATGCGCGAGCGTGTTACTGCTATGCGATCTGACTTTGGTTTAAATGCCTACAAGATTGACCGGGACAAGCGTGTCGATTTGAACGTCGGGCGGTTTAAGCGATCAGTGCAGTCGGCGCGAGAATTGGTTTTCTCTGACCCGTCGCAGTTCAAAAATGTCGGTCAAGATCTTCGCGATGGTTTGTACGCGATTAGCGAGATCAACGAAGAAAAGAAAACAGAGATCGAACTCGGTGTCATACAGGAATTATCAACAGCAGCCGA